ATTATCAAATATTAGAGATTTATAAAGAATTAATTATCAAATACAATAGATTTATAAAGAATTAATTATCAAATACAATAGATTTATAAAGAATTAATTATCAAATATTAGAGATTTATAAAAAAGATTGTTTAGGATATTTATAAATATATTGTTTTATTTATTTTTTGTGAATTTATAAAAAATTATATTAAGTTATTAGCAATTTATAAATATATTGTTTTAAGATATTTGTAAAAGACTATTATATTTATTTTTGCGAATTTATAAAAAAGATTTGAGAATTATTTTATCTTTAAATATATTTTGGAAGAATTGTTTTATGATATTTATAAAAAGATTATTATATTTATTTTTGCGAATTTATAATTGATTATTCACAAATCTTTCCAAAAAAGATTTAAGAATAAGATAATTTAATCTTTAAATATATTTTTAGAAGAATTGATTATCAAATATTAGAGAATTTATAAATAGATTATTATATTTATTTTTATGAATTTATAATTAGATTGTATTTAGGATATTTAAGAATAAATGTGGATTGATTTCAAGAAATATAATCTTCCTATTGAAGATATTGAATTGGACGAGGAAGACCAAATTCTAGTTTTGAAAACTTCATCTTATAATTTTGAATTTAGAGCATGTGGTTCTAATTTTGGATTAACGCAATTTAAAATAATTGATAAACCTTTTTCATTTATCATAGGAAAAATCATAAAGGATATGAATGATACTCAAATTTCTTTTGTAGATACTGATGAAGTTTTTAATTTTATTATAGAAAATGATGAGAATAAGGAAGTTTGGATAATTGCGAAAATTTGTGATAATTTAGAAGAATAATAAATAAAAATTGATTTTGATTTAAATTTTAAATAAATATCCTAACTATGTTTGTGGATTTCAGCAAATACAACTTGCCGATTGAATTGATTACTATGAACGAAGATAATGACATTCTTATTCTCAAAACTTCTTCATATTCCTATCAAATCAAGGCGGAAGGTGATTGTTGCTCTCGTTCTGTTTTCAAAACATACAAAGATGTTCCTTTCTCATCTCTCCAAGGAAAAATCATCAAAGGCATCAAGGAAATCACTAATGAGATTGAAGACGAAGACGAATTCAATAGTGATAATGAAACGGATGACGAAGATGGATTACCTTTTAACGACTGTCGCTCCCCTCATCTCTATCGTATGACCTTCAAGAATAGCGACGAACCTTTCAAATTCGCTATTGTCAATTATTCGAATGGTTATTATGATGGTTGGATTTCTTCTTCTGTCATCCTCTAATCTTTTTTTTCTTAAAAGTAGATGATGTTGATTATTATTGGTCTCGCTGGAAGTGGAAAAACCACATATTTCAATCAACATCTCTCGAATGATTATGAAGTATTTGATGATTTCATTTCTAACTTCTTTGATGGTGAAGTTATGGGAAAAATAAATGAAGAGATTTGTTTGATTGACCCTCGTTTGTGTGATTATGAGATGTTTAAGAAGATTATGACGGAGATTGAGAAATTCGTTGATAAATCGAAGATTAAACTTCTCCTCTTTGAAAATAATCCTGAAAGATGTTTAATAAACGCTCAAATGAGGAAGAAGAAGAATGTTGCGAAGATGATTGAGATTTATTCGAAGAAATATGATTTGAGGAATTATATGGATTATGAATATGAAATTCTCAAAGTTTATGAATGAAATCATAAATTTCTCGTCCAATCTCCTCAATCGTTTTATCATCCACATCTATCATTATCTTTTTTTCCTCCAATTCTTCAAATGCTTTTTCGTGTAATTCGTGAATTTCTATCAAATATTTTAAATTAATATTCATCTCATTCTCACGACCTCTATTATAAATCATTTCTAAACATCTTTCAGGAGACGAACGAAGATATATGAAATAATTTGGTTTCCAAATAATATCCGTCTTATCATATAATTCATTTATAATCGTATTCTCATTCGCATTTATTAACTCATTTTCATATAAATATTTATTAAAAGTATTTCGAATGAAATATGGACTTCTTTCCATTATCACCAAAGAACTATCCTTCTTCTCTTGTATCCACGACCTATCTAACCAAACTCTTAATTGGAATTTAAAAAAATTTTGATTATCTATATAAATCTTATCTAAATATGGTTTCCATTTGTCGATTGGTTCTAAATCAACATTTATATTATAATTCGTGTGAAGATAATTAAGAACCGATGTTTTACCAGCACCAATATTTCCATCAATAGTTAAAATAGGCATTATTTATTTATCTTTATTATTTATTTAAATATCTTAAACATCTTATTTTTCTCGATTATTGATTTAATCATAGGTGGTTTAATATCTCCCTTACATTTCTTTAATTTCATCATTAAACATTTGATATAAATCTCAATCATCATAACCATCTCCTTTATGATGATAGAACTTGCTTTTATCTTATAATGAAGGAGGAAATCTTTGATGACTTTGGTGAAAGGACTAGTTTTTCCTTTTCCACCTCCAATTTGTCCTCGTGCTATTCCTGAATTAAAATCAATAGGGAGGAGGTCGGTTTGATTGTTTGTAGGTAAATAACGACCACTTGAAGAACCATAGAATTCTTGGGGCATTACAATTGAATTTCCTCCCTTTATTTGTTTAGAAAAACACGATTTATTTAGATAGGAATGGAGAATTGCTATATTTTCTTTTGAAATGGTTTTTGAATTATTTATGAACGCAATAATAGATGCTATTGAAACTACATTAAAAACGATATTCTCAATACATTCACAAAGACATTTAACACTTGTCTTCGTTTTAATATTCAAATCATATTCACTTATGAGATTATTAACATAATTTTCTAAATTATTCATATCTTTTCTATAAAATAAGAGAGAAAAAAAGATATGGATTATAAATATATATTGAATGGTAGAATTAATTTATTTGACGAAAACGCTCAATCTTCAAAAATTTTAAATAATAATCCTCAATTATATAATGAAAATAATATTTCGACTATTAATAGAAATGTCGCTGGTAATTGTGTTTCTGAACTTTATTTTTCCCAAGATAATATGGAAATAATTCAACAAGGAATTATCAATAGTGTTTATAATACAAGTGAAGGTAAAATGAAGATTGGGAAACAAAGCGAACAAGAACTTAAAATCATTATGAGGTCTTTCTATTTTCAATATGCTAAAAATCTTAATTTTGATTTAAAGGAACAGGTTCGAGAGTTGAATACTATGGTTATTAGATGGTCGGTTGATGAGATTATTAAAAATGTGAAACAATATTTAGAATATAAGAAAAATGTTTCAACATTACCATTACCATTAGAACATTCTTTATTACCATCTCAAAAAGGAACAAAAACACTCGAAATAAAATCATTTATATAAATAGAACTTAAATATGGGAAATGCTAAATCTACAAGTTGTTCCAATAAAACTTCTGTTGAAGAACAAGACTTAAATTTAACTGAATATGATATGACTATTTACGAACATAGAAAAGAAAAGATTTTTAAAGGAACTATCGCAATTTGTGTTATATATGCCTTAATCGCTTTACTATTCATCATAAGTAGTTATTTTGCCCCTTCCATTAAATTCGTCATATTTGATAAATTCCTACCATTCACCATCGTATTCATCATAGGAACAATCCTATTAATTATTTATCTATTTTCAAATGTTCTCAGTTTTAATCCCATTAAGATAAATAAGAATTATGATTATACAAATATAAGTTGTCCTGATTATTGGAAATTAGAATATAATGATAAATTAAAAGATTATTTTGATAGTAATACCATTAACACACACATATTTAATTATAGATGTGTTCTTGACCCAAATATCATGAGCAAAACTGATTTATATTTTAATAGAAAAAATCAATTAGGTTCTGGTACTACTGAAAGTGTTAATAATAATATTGCGATTGGAATGACTGGAAATAGTTTTACAAATGATTTAATAGCAACTTATACAGATATTAATAAAGATAGTTTAGATAATGATAATTCTAAATATTATATTGCGAATATAAAACATCCTAAAAATAAAGAAATTGTTAATAAAATTACTGGAACATTTGATAGTAATGTTTATAAAAATCTCGTGGAAAGTTCATTATTAATGAATAATTACTTTTTTGATTCAAACGCAAGTAAAAATAAAGAATATAATGTATATAAAAATATTTCACAAGCAGATATTATAAATGGTTTTGATTCAACAATACAAAATACATTTAGTGCTAAAAATAATGAATTAGATTTAAAACCAGTTAATTTTAATATAAATTCTGGTACTACATCAATAAATAACTCTGACGTTTTTTTAATTAAAAAGAATATTGAAGATGAAACGACTACATATTTAGATAGTGTTGATTATGGCACCATAGCAGGAAATGGTGCCATAAGTAAAATAGATTTAACTAATTTTCCTCTTGTATGTAATCGAGTATATCCATTATTATTAGCTGCGAAGGATAAGGAATTGAGTAAGAAAAGTAGTGGGAGATATGATGAGAATGTTTTGCGATGTGCTTATTCCAAGATGTGTGGAGTTCCTTGGAGTGATATGAATTGTGATAAATATGAGATATAAATTCTATTTAAGGATTTTCATTTAAGTTTTATTTATATGAATAAATTATTGAGAGGTGAATTATTGGTTTTTACGAATAGGGGTCTTATTCGTATGGATGCGATTACGAAAGATGATATGATTTTAACACTCGATAAGGATAATAATTATCATTATGAGGAGGTTGAGGAAATTTCGAAGATTTTTAAGAAGAGATATAAATTAAATAAGATTGATAATTTTTTTCTAAATGATAATATTAAAATAAAGGCAATCCAAAATATTCCATTTAATCACGAACTTAAAAATATCCAATCTTATCTAGATGAGAATAAAAATAGATGTTTTAAAAAAGCGAATATAAGTGATTTGAGTGATTTCGATTTCATAGGATTTCCTCTAAATATCTCCTTAAATAATTCATCAACATCATCAAATAATAATGATTTTTATAGATTTCAAGGATTAATATTAACATCTTATTTGAAATTTAATAATGAATATGATAAATCTTCAATTGAATTTCTTGAAAATTATTTGAAATCAAATGAAATTCCTTATGAAATTAAAAAAGATGTCATCTCAACTTCTTTTGAATTTGCTAATCAACGAAAGATAGGTATAAATGATATTTTCTTAATGGTGAAAGATGAATTAATGGAATTTATGAATGGAATTATTGAAAATTCGAATGAATTTAATATCACGGATAATGAGATTTTTAAAATCATTAAATTCACTTGTCAATTTCTAGGGATTGGTTTCACATCTTATTTCAAAGATGGTAAAATCCATATTAAAATTCTTAAAGAAGATAAAAATAATTTCATTTATGATAATTTTGTTTGGAATAAAATTAAATATATTAAAAAAGTTGATTTCACAGGTAATCTTTATTCCCTTTCGCTAAAATCTAATAATTTCTATTTAACTGAACTTGGATTTATTTCATAATCGCCTTAATCGTTGGATGATAATAATAATCCCTTATCTCAAAATCCTCGAATTTCAATTCCTCAATCCATTTTATTTTTTCGTCTATTGATGAATTCACATCAATCTCCTTCTTAATTTCTACAATAGGACTTTCATAAATAACCCTCGGTAATTGTTCTTTCACCGCTTCCAAATGTTCCTCGTATATATGACAATCACATATAGATATACAAATTTCATTAATCTTCATTCCCATCACCTTTCCTATAATCATCGCTAATAAAGTCGTAGAAGCAATATTAAAAGGAACACCAAGGAATAAATCTGCTGACCTCATATACATCATACAATTAAGATTTTCATTATCTATTTTAAAGAAATTATAAAGGAGATGACAAGGTGGAAGTGCCTGTTCTTTTAAATCACAAGGGTTCCAAGCGGATAGAAGTGCTCTTCTGCTATTATTTAAGGAAAGTTCTTGAAGGATATATCTAATTTGGTCGAAACATCCATTAAAAGAACGCCATTCATAACCATAAATCTTTCCTAATTCTCCTTCTTGATTATTAACCAATCCAACAGAATTTAAATATTCCCTCGAAGAATTTCCTTTCCAAATATTAATCCCTTTTTCTTCCAATTCTTTTGAATTCGTAGAACCTCTTAAAAACCAAAGGAGTTCTTCAACAATTCCACGAAAAAAAACCTTCTTCGTCGTTAATAAAGGAAATGAAAGTCCATTTTTAACATCAAATTTTAATAAAGAACCAAATGAAGAATATGTGAAACCATTCCTCGTCTCCTTCCTAATCCCATTCCTATATACATCTTCCAATAAATTCAAATATCCTCTCTCATTCCTCTCCATCCTTTTATTTAAAATAATCTATAAATTCCTTAAATCGTTCCTTAAATCGTTCCTTAAATCGTTCCTTAAATCGTTCCTTAAATCGTTCCTTAAATCGTTCCTTAAATCGTTCCTTAAATCGTTCCTTAAATCGTTCCTTAAATAAATCAT